AAGCTGTCGAAATCTATCTTCTCGACGATGGTCTCATGCTCGATACTTCTTCCAGGAGCCTTGTCTGGCCCCATTCCAACAAAATTGCTGTCCATGTCAGGTTCTCCTATGTCATTTCTGATGACTGTGATTAAACTTCGGCTGACCAATTAAAAACCTTGCCGGTTGTGACTGTGCAATAAATGTTAGTGGCATCTGCCCATACGGCGCTAACTGTAGCTCCTGTGACCGTTGGAACTATAACAACTTTTGAAGGAGCGGCCACGAGACCGTGAGCTGTCGTCTGCTCGGAGCCGGTGCCGGTGAATCACCTCATAGATAGAAGATATAATATAATATTTTGCTAAACCATTTCTCAGTATCTACCTTTTTGATAGGCAGGTCCGAGCCGCTGTACCTCAACTTATCGCCAACAGCGGCAGCATCCCGGCACATGGCGTAAGAGCCAGAGTAAACCGTCCATTGGCCTTGCGCGTTGAAGTAGCCCGATGCCGTATTTTCGAATTGGATTTTGGTCGCGGTCGCGGTTTCGGCTTGGATCGGAGCGCCGCCGGTGGTGATGGCCTCAACCAGAATATTACAGTCTAAGCCGGATGTTGTGATGACCGGAAGGGCCGATAAGACTGCTGTGGTGGTCTTGGTTCCAGCGGCGGCAAAGGTTAGCGTCTCGGAGCCTACGACCACGGACCCGGCTACGTCCGTATGGCCGGTAACGCTTGCAAGCGTTACTTTGCACCGGAAAGCAACCGAGGGGAGGGAGCCCGTGAGCGTCGGTGTGGCCACACTCAGGCCATCATACAGTTCATGATTGGCATAGGTCAGGATATAGGCGTCTTCCGGGAACTCCAAGATCTTCATAAGACGCCCGCCGTGGTGTCGATGTAGTCCTTGAGCAAGTCGTATCCTCTCTTCGGCAATCCGAGATATCGGTTTGCAGCGCCAGATACGAACGTCACAGAAAGCTTGCCTCTGGAGAAGCTTTGAATCCCAGCTTCCCGGAGGGACTTCTCGGAGATGTCGGAGTCGTCCGAAAGCAGCCCGAGAGCTATCCAGCAGCACGCGTCTTTGACCTTCTGAGGTACAATTGGCAGGTCCGTGCCGTGATCATAGTCCAAAAGCACGCCGTCTATCCACCTGGGGAACTCTAGAGTTTGGGTCAGGCCGTCTGAGTTGCCGTCTTTCTGGGTGCCGTTCTCTATATAAGACGGCTCATAGCGTTCTCCCCTGAGAGGGAGTGCGTCTATGATAGCCGTAGCATCCTGCAGATACCATTCAAGGTATTCAGAATCTAGGAAAGTTATGGCGCGCGGGTTATTCTCGAAATACGTCTCTGCCTCCGCGGCGTCCACATACGAGCCTGTGAGGGTCATTCAGGCCTCCGGAAGGTGTGCTTTCACCTTGAATTTCTTAAAAACCAGGCGCATAGCCGCGGGAGGGAGCTTGATGCTGCCCTCCAGAGGTACGATAGGCATAGATCAGGCCCCTTTCTCCGGCTTGACCTCTTCGTAATCGAGTTTCAGGCGACGGCAGCGGTTGGCTGCCTCGGAGCCCTCTTCCATCTCCCAGATCACGCCCGTGCTCTTGGTACGGAATCTGACCGTCTTAGCGGCAGCCACTAGCTCACCACCTTAAGGACTGCCAGCTTGCCCGTCAGGTTCTTTGAGCTGACCTGAAGGTAGCCGGTATTGTTCATGAACCTGGCAGACTCCAGCGGGCCTATGAACCGGACCTCATCAGATCCGTCTGTCCACCCCTCTATCGTGAGGTTGCCCATACCGGATCTGAAAGCCGGGGGGTTGTCGCCGGCCATGACGCTCAGGTAGTTTGTCGCGTTAACCCCAGTCACGTTTACCATGAGTATGAGGTCGTAGCCAGCCGGCCAGGCATAATAGTTGATGGAATCGTTGCCAGCAAGGGCGGTCCATGCCGTTGGGGCCGACGCATAGTCATTCAGGTTATCCAACGCGGAGACAGCGGTGATAGCTGAATAGGTCGCGCTCGCCATGCCCATCATAGCCAGGAGGGCAAAGAAAAGAATAAATTTCTTCATCTGTCCACCTCAAGCAATATTGCAGGTCAGAACGCCGAGCATCTCGGGATAGACGACCTTAGCGCCAAAGACATTCAGACCCTTGACGGCGTCGGCGAACCTCTTCTCAGGCCGGTAGCCTTCGACTTCGATGATCTGGGATGCGTAAGAGATCGCGTCACCCACGCCGAACATGATCTTGTATTTCGTGCCGGCGGTGTTCGGCACATTGTGAGACTGTAGGACCGTGAACCCGGCGGCCTTTCCAACAATACCATTCCTCAGAGCCTGATCGCTTCCGGACTCGTTGGCCTTCACGAATATGGACTCCTTGAGCAGCCTGCCATAGAACCAGGGAGGCACAATAACCCATCTGCCCTCAGTCGGAACCTTGCTGTCGGTCAGGGCGACCGCTGCATCCACCAGGAGGTTATAGACGTTGCTGGGGTCGCCGGCGGTGTTGTTGGGTACCTTTGGTACTGCATCTGTGCCTATCAGGTTAGCAGCGGCGGCGTCTGTGTAGAGGCTTGCTATATACTGATCGATAGCATCCCTCATGCCGTACCCCGCCCGGAGCATGGCATTGGCCATTACCTTGGGTTTGGTCTGGGCCTTGTCAATATCATCAACCTGGAAGTTGAAATACTTCTGCTGGTCGATGGTCAGGGTTGTCTGAGCGTCGGTCAGGGTCTCGGGATCGCCGATGTTGGTATTCTTGACATAGTTTCCGACTGTCACGGGTCCGATGCCATTGATTTTGACAGAGGAACCTGCCCCGGAAATTTCGCCTTCATAGTCCCTGTTGACCACGCCCGGCTGTGCATATACGAGGAACTTTTCCAAGTTCCTGGCAAATTCGTTAGCCCATATTGCAGGGATAAAGTTGTTGAGAGTCATTTCAAAACATCCTTAATAATGGGCAATAGATGATGCCCATCACGTTATTTGGCCCGCTTCCATTGCCTTCATGATATCAGCCCTATTGGCATCATATTCTTCCGGCGTCATGGCGCTTAGTTGGGCCTTTGTGAACTTCTTGATACTGTCCTTGACAGGAGGTTTGCCAGATCCGTTTGCGGCGGGCTTACCTTCCGCTTCTGGTGCTTTGCCGATCCATCCGAGAGCCACAAGTTCCTGCACATCTGCAGAGATCTCCTCTTCAGTGGTGCCGGCCACGCGCTTGAGCAGACGGTCCACCTTTTCAGGAGGAGCCCCCGCCCGGAGCAGAGCTTTGGTTTTCATTAGCTCTAGCCTGGTGCCGGTCAGTTCAGTATCCTTGTCTGCAAGGTCTTTGGTCGCCTTCTCCAGCTTCTTTTGGAGCTTTTCCAGCTCTCCAAGATCCTTGCCCTTGAATTCATCGATCTGAGCAGTGAGTTCCTCGATTTGCTTCTGGAACTTCTTTGCAGTCGCTTTCTCTGCTTGAGATGCCCGATCTGAGAACATCTTGTCCAGCTCTTCCTGAGTGAATTCACGTTTCTTTTCCGCTGGTTTTGGTTCCGGCGTCGGAACATTACCGCCTTCAGGCGTAAGAGTGTCAATAGGTTCTGTCATAGTGGTACCACCATCAGTTAGGGCCGATGTCGCCCATCCTCCGGTAAGCCCGGAGTGGCTTGTTTATAATTAGAAATTCATACTGTTCTCTTCTCGGAGCCGGCCAGTCGCGGCAGCGATCATGCTTTCCGTCTCGGGATCGTCTACCATTTCGGCCAGTGCCTCTTTGGGGATGATCTTGCAGATGATCGCGGCCCTCAGGGATGTTGCCCCGTCTATGACGCCCTGCGCCTTCAGGGTGCCGATTGCTTGCGCCTTGGTGAGCCGGATCTGTGCCCTCTCCATCGGGTCATCGGGGATGCCGTCTTGCATATGGACTGTCACATCTTCGGGCTCGTATGCTTGAGAACCTTCGATTCCTAGAGCAGCATCAAGCTTGCTCTTCAGGCTTTGCACCTGGGGAATGGCAACCTTGAGCGCGGTGGCGAATTTTCGCACCTTGGACAGGGTTGGTATTAGCCTGATTCGCAGAGCCGTGCCGCTTTCGGCGTGACCTTCGCCCTGGCCAGCCAAGAGCACTGGGGAGAGCTTCAGCTTGATGAGAAGCTGAACCATGAGTTGGTCAATCTCGCGTTCCACTGAGGCTAGGTCAGCCGCCCATGTCAGGTATGAAGATGGCGGATCGCCCTCCTTGGTTATGATCGCATTTTCGGTCTTGAAGACCCTGCGCTGTAATGCGTGGTCGAAGGGCGCGGCTGTCTCCGGCACCACTGGAATGGGCCGATTGAACTTCGCCAGGGTCTCGAATCTGAAAGCAAATGCCCTGTCCAGGGCCTCAATTAGGCTGTGGACCGATGGCGTATAATCAGATCGCCCATATCGCCTGTCGCTACTGAGTGCATTGTCGACCCGGACCACTAGCATAGGAGCATTATCGACCTTCCCAAACGGATATTGCTTGCCTTCTTCGTCCACCTGATAGCTGGCGAACGCCGGGAACTCTGATAGAGGGACTTCGGCATTCAGCTTACCATCCTTCAACCAGAAGACCTTGTGTGTGATGCTGCCCGGCTCGTGGATGGTCAGCTTGACATACGACTTTTCGCCTTCCTTGAACTCTGCGAAAAAGACGTAAGCGGTGACCTTCCGGATGTTTCCCGGATCAGTGACCAGGTAGACGGTCTCGGGATTGGCGGCGGTTATGCCGTCCTGGCTGATCTCATAGAGCCCTATACCGTCTCTGGAGACATCAATAAAGACCTCTTCATCCGGTGATGGGTAGACCTTCGGGGCTTCGATCTCATGAGCCTCTCCGAGGAGAAGATCCATGTAGTTGGTCGTCGCGGTTTCAGCAAGCCCGATAATGATATATTGCTTCTTGTCATCATGCAGCTTGTCATTGATGTAAGCGTTATACTTCGGAAAAATATCGAGATGTAGCTCTTCGTAGAGCTTGCGATTCTTCTGGTGCTCTGCTATCCGGTCGCGTTCGTCCTGATCAGCCGGAGGCCAGGGCTGACCAACCTTGAAGACGTCTAGGGAGTTTATCATTTATTGGCCTCAATATATTCTTCTGATGCTTTGGCAGATGCAAGAGCGCAATTCTTCAGGATGTCAGCATAGCAGGCTTGATGGCAGTATTTGGAGTTCAGGGTATCCAAACCAGTGATTTGGGCCGATATAGGGGGCTTGAACTCCAGCGAGACCGGGATGGGGATCTGCCGCTCGATTGGCCGGCCACAGAAAATGCAGATCATGAATACCTCAGACAGAGTTGCCATAGATAGCGGACAGCGTCACAGAAATCGTCATTTTGTTTAAGTGGAACTTCTCTTCCTTGCGTTCCGGCCTTTTCGTCCCATAAGTAAGACATCAACTCAGTTATGCCCCGCGTGCAGCCGTTGGCATATAGACAGATCTTATGAGTGAACATCGCGGTGGAGAGGTCTTGTATCTCTTTTGCGACGTCTTTCTTTGTTGCTCCGGATATAGAGAGGTGGGGGTAGTCGCTCCTGAGCTGCTTGATGAGGCTAGAACCGCCGCCACCAGGATCGACCACTATTTCAATTGGCACTATACCGCCATTATACTCCAGGATCTCGCGCTTGAATTCTTCTGAATATGTAGCATTCGTCTTGTTCTTGGTGTAGAACTCTTTCACTATCACCCAGCGACCCAGCGACTGGCTATATCCTGCCAGAACATAGACGGTTGGGTGTTGCTGACCATAATCAGCCGCGACCATCCAGGAGGTTAGGTCTGTTGGCAGCTCCTCAATTACATAGCCGTCTTTGGGCTCTTGTGTCAGGAAGCGATATACCCGGCCTTCTGCAGCCACCCAGAGCCCGAGGATGAACCGGAGGTAATAGACTGTGCCAGGCGGATTCTCCTTGATGAGATCCGCCTTGTACTCTTCTGGCAGTCCCGGGTTATCGTCTAATACGAAATGCCAGAGCTTGAGACGCATCTCGTTGACGCGCTCGATATAATCAGTATTCAGCCAGTGTAACGGATGATCCGGGTTCGTTGTACCGCCAAACCAAGAGCCGGGCCTTGAGAGCCTGGTGAGGAGCATCTTGAAAACGGGTTTGGCCCACGTGGTCACTTCATCGCCATATGCATCTATGAGCGTTGGACCTCGGAACTTCTTCTCCTGACCAACATCGTTGGCTCCTCTGAGCACTACCTTCCGGCCAAAGATGATGCAATGCCGCCAGCCGGTCGTATGCCTGATAGCTGCAGGCAGGAGGTCTTTCAGGGGCTCGATGCAATTGAGCTCTAAAGTCTCAGAGGTGTTTCCGACCATCATCCTTCGGCCAGGCGGGCCGTTGGCGCACCTATCGAGCCACTTGATGAGGCTCATTATGGTCTTGGATGATCTGATAGACCCATACCACAGATTGAGCCGGTCGTTGCTCTCCAGGATGCTCTGGGCCTGCTTGCCCCGAGGAAGGAACAGGTCACCCTCTTCTATCGAGGGCTCTAAGCCTTGCGCAAGCTTCCGGAGGCAGCCGAAGATTTGACCTTGGTCTTTATCCTCTTCAGCCTGACAGAAGACAGGATAAAGTTTGTGGTCTTGTGGAATGTCACCTAACCGAATTGCAGCGATGAAATAATCGAGAAGCTCTTTAGGAGAAATTTCAACTTTGCCGGATGGGAGAGTCGCTATTATCGCCGGTTGTTTGCGTCTGGCTTCGATCTTATCAAGCTGCTTGACGGGCGGCTTCATTCTTTCATCTGCTCCTTTTCAAGAGCATCCACCCGCGCCTGAATCTTCTTCCACTCACCTATCTCCATAGAGAACTTCTGACTGTTGGTCATGGCATTGGCTAGGCTAGCGTACTGGCCGGCGTGTGAAAGAGGATCATCGCACTCAAGAATCTGGTTCATGATGCGGTTTAGGCCAGTTCTAAGACCTTTGGGTGATGTGTGCCCAACCTGCGCTTTTCGTTTGCGCTTTTTGTCTTTGTGCTGCCTCTTGCTATCGTTCTCAGAAGAAAGAGGGGGGGTCTTCGGTTTCATTCATTTCACC